GTGTCGAAATCAACCCAAATCCCTATCATGAGTGAAAAATTCAAGAAAATAGAGCGTAGCTATGTGCTATCGGACAGCTCAGTAAACGAATATGGTTTCCGCCTGCTGACATCAGGTTACCAGATAGAATCCTTTCGTAAAAACCCCATAGGCTACTATATGCACCGCCGCGAAGACGGAATAGTGCTGAAGTGGGAAGACCTGCAGGTAACGGATGATACCATAACAGGAATACCGGTCATCAATATGTCGAATACAAGAGGTGAGCAAACGTGCAATGAAGCTGAGAACGGCTTCCTGAATGCGGCATCTGTGGGGCATATAGTGGTACTGGAGTACAGCATGGACAAGGAAATGATGCTGCCCGGCCAAACGGGGCCAACCATAACCAAGTGGTACAACAAGGAATGCAGCCTGGTGGATATTCCCGGAAATTGCAACGCGCTTACCCGACTATATGATGCGCATGAGAATGAGCTGAACCTGGTGGACATGAATATAGGAAAGCCATTATTGCCCTCACTGCCACAGAGCATATATAGCGAGCTATGCAACACCCTGCAGCTTGCGGCGACCACTGAAGAAACGGTATTGCTGGAGAAGATAAAGACGCTAGCGGGAGACAGGCAACACCTGAAGGCCGAGAACCTGGCACTACATGCCGACAAACAAAAACTAGCACTGCAGCTTGATGAAATAAATAAGATACGCAGTCAGTATGAAATAACCGGGTTGCTGGACAGGGCCCTCGAGGACAAGAAAATAACAGTGGAGCTCAAGAGCAAACTGGCGGCAGACTATGCCGAAAATACCGAAGGCCTGAAAACACTGCTTGCCGCGATGCCCGCCTACCGATCGATAGCCGATCAACTAAGAACGCGGCAGCAAGACAAAACGGAAGCACAATGGGAATGGGATGACTATGAAAGAAATGACCCTGCCGGCAATAAGCTAAGAGACCTGCGCGCTAATGACGCAGTAAGATACAGGGAGCTTTTTGACAGGAAATTTAATCCCGAGGCGCTCACCAGAGCTTGATCCAACCAATAACACAACTCTATGTGTAGCCCCTCCCGGCCTCCCCCTTTCGACAAGCTCAGGGCAGGCTGGGGAGGTGAGGTCGAATGAGCAAGACGAGACCTGCTTTTCCAAAAACTTACGTGAAACATTTCGCCTACTTTGAGGGCGATGTGACCGCCTTGCGCGACATTATGAAATAGCATGATCCTGATCTTCAGGATTCAAACCAAATAAACTATCGACAAGGTAATATACAAGGGCGCTAAAGCGCTTAATGATTCAGCCTGAGCTACCTGATTTAATTCTAAACACTTCTTAATCACCAAATAAAAACAAGTATGGCAATTCAAAAAGAGATATGGCAAGACCATATAGAGGGCAACCTATTCAAGAACAATGAGTTCTTACTGGCATCGACAGACGCAGGACAGTATGTGCTACAGGGCAAGGTGGTGCATATACCACAGGCCGGAGCGCCGGCAACCGTGGTAAAGAACCGCACATCTGTACCCGCCACAGTAGTACAACGCACCGACACTGACGTAACGTATGTGCTGGATGAATTTACAACGGACCCGATCCTGATCCCGAATGCGGAAACGTTTGAACTGAGCTATGCTAAACGGGAAAGCGTGCTGGGCGAATATGAGTCGTCGCTAAGACAAACGATAGCAGAAAACCTGCTGATCAACTGGAGCCCAACAGGAGGCACAGGCACCATCATCCGTACAACCGGCGCATCGACATTGTCGCACCTGGCAGATACGACGGGAAACAGGAAGAAGTTTACCGTGAACGACCTGAAGAACGCGCAACTGCAACTGAACAAACAAAACGTGCCGATGGAAGGCCGCTATGCACTTATAAGCGCAGATATGTTTCAGCAGCTTACCGATGATATGTCGGCTACACAATATCGTGACTTCAGTGCTGCCTATGATGTAAAGGACGGCGTACTGGGCAGGTTGTTCGGTTTCAACATAATGATGCGCGGCAGTGTGGTGACCTATGACAATGCTACTACACCTGTGGTAAATGCTTACGGAGCTGCAGCAGACGATGCAGACAACGATGGTGTGCTTTGCTGGCAGATAAGCGCGGTGGAACGCGCGCTGGGGCAGATATCCTTCTTTGAACGTGTGGGCGACCCAACCTACTATGGCGACATATACAGTGTAGGCGTGCGCATGGGATCACGTATGCGCCGCAGCGATGCCAAGGGCGTAGTGGCCATAGTGCAAGCCGCCGCATAAATAAATGATATGCTGACAGAAATAAAAATATGGATACTCATTGGGGTGGCCGGTATCATGGCAACTATCCTGGGGTTTATTATGAAAGTAATAACTGACCAGGTAATAAAAAGGCTGGATGATATAGTGACAGAACTGAAACAACTGACACAAGCCACTACGGTACAAGGCCAGCAGATACAAGGACTGAAAGAGCAGGAAGCCCTGATACACAGCCGCCTCAATGAGCATGCCGAAAGACTACACACGCTGGAGACGAAGATTGCACCGGCAATAAAATAACTGAGACCACAAAACCCTATACTATGAATAACAGGAAACAAACGCCAAACAAAATACCGGAAACGAACCTGTTGTATATCACCAGCGATGAGCAGGTATTCTTTGACAACAACATAGCGCTGCGGCATTCTAGAACGCTGGACGACCAGGCAATCGTGACCATGACACAAAAGGAAGCGGAAGCACAGCTGGAACGACTGAGCAAATACGCGGAGGAGGATGAGCAAGATGATCTGCTTGACTCACTAACGAGAATATAACACGGAAAAATTAACCGGAAAAAATTAAACAAACATGGGTAATGTACACATAACGCTGGCCAATGGCCAGCTGGGAGCAACGCTCCAAACAAATGACGGCATCACCGGGCTGGTAGTGACGGGAGCGTCGGAAGGCCCCTATACTGTCGGCACGCCGATACTGATAACCAGCCTGGCCAGCGCGGTCACTGCCGGTATAACCAATACGGGGAACCCTTTTGCAACAAGACAGATAAAGGAGTTTTATAGCCAGGCAGGACCCGGCGCCCAACTGTACCTGATGCTGACACCTGACACCATGATGGTAGACCAGATGGCGGACATAACAGATGCAAACAGCGCAAAGAAACTACTGGACTATGCTAGCGGCAAAATAAAGGTCCTCGGTGTGTTGAGTGATGATGCAGCTATAACAGCAGCTGGTGGCCACATTACAACAAGCGGCGGCATGAACGGCGCGGTGTATACGGCGGCATCTAACATGGCTACAATGGCTGATGCCTATTTCCTGGCGCACAAACCATTTCGCGCCATCATAGGGGGGGTGAGCTATGCGGGCACTGCTGCAGACCTTACTGATATGTCGGCAGGAACAACCAACAACAGAACGGCCATACTGATAGGTGACACAGTGTCCGGCAAGGGGGCATGTGTGGGCCTGGCACTTGGTGTGATCTCATCAATACCTGTGCAGCGCAAAATAAGCAGGGTACGATCTGGCGCGTTGAAAACGGTGGCTGCGTTTGCGGGAATACAATCAGCCGCAGAAGCAGCAGAGTCTTTGCCGGTAATAGCAGAACGCGGTTACATTACATTTACAACCTACGCCAACACCAGCGGTTTCTTCTTTTCCGGAGACCCTATGTGTACGGCAACCACAGATGACTACAGCATACTGGCGAGAGGCCGCGTGATAGACAAGGCCCATCTGCTCGCCTATACAACATTTGTGCAGGTGGTAGACGATGAAGTGCCAGTAAACACGGATGGCACCCTAGATGCGGGCTTCTGCAAATGGCTGAGCCAGCAGATAGTGAACCAGGTGAACAGCACCATGACGGCGAACAAGGAAATAAGCAGTATCAACTGTTTTATAGATCCGGCACAAAATATACTGAGCACCAACCAACTAAATGTGGTACTGAGCATCATACCTGTGGGTTACGCTACACAAATAGAAATAAGCCTTGGTTTCAGCAACCCTGCAAATGCATAGCGCGGGCAATATTTCCGAACATCTAACTGAACACTAAAAAAATAAAACACTATGCCAACAATTCCATTTTTCGATAGTAAGGACTGCGAATGGGCCGACATGACCGTGATGGTAGCCGGGGCCACACTTACCAAAATACGCGGGGTAAAGTACAAAGCCTCAAAAGAGAAGCATCTGCTGCATGCTGCCGGCGATGAACCCATAAGCATACAGGGAGGCAACAGGAGCTATGAAGGCCACATAAAGGTGCTCAAAGGCGCACTGGATGATATGAACAGGGCCGCAATAGCCGCAGGTGGCGATGATATACTGGACCTGCAATTTGATATTGTAGTAACCTATAAGGCAAAGGGCACGAGAGCCCTGCAAACAGACACACTTATCAACGTAGAAGTTAAAGACTTTGAAAAGGGATGGGAACAGGGCGCCAAAAGTATGGACGTGACGCTGCCCATTGTTTTCATGAAGCTCATCACAGAATAACACTTGTAGCAATTTTAAAATCCAAAAAGCAAACAAAAAATGTCAACTGAAACAACTGTATTGAAGGGGCAAGCCACAGACGCACAAATAGCGGAGTGGAAAACAAAACACAAGTATGGTATCTACTCAATAGAAGTGGACCAGCATGTGGGATATTTTAAGAACCCGGGGAGGACCGAGCTAAACTGTGCTATGAGCAAGGCGGATAAGGACAAGGCACTCGCGCTCTTTGAAGAGCTGGCAAATCTGACCTTTATAGGAGGCAGTGATGAGCTGCTAAACGACGACCAGATGTTCATAGGTGTATGCCAGGAGCTGAAAGTAAAGCTGGATGGCAAAAAAGCACGTCTGGTAAACTTATAGAGGAGTCGCGCGGCGGGCCTGCGCACGATTCCTTAGGTTACCTGGAAACACTCGTAGAGTATTACCTGCCCGGCCTGAATCACAGAGAACTAAGTGACGAAGCTTTTGCGCAGAAAGTAGCGCACCTGAAGTACATAAGGCAGCAATTGCACCCCAACGAGGAAGGTTAGCCCAACAACTTTGCTTTTTGTGCGACAAACTCCTCTTCCGTAATAACTCCTTCTTTTTTCAGTTCGTTCAATTTTGCCAGCTCATCTGCAACGGACGTAGCCGGGGCCCGAGAGCCCGTAAGCTCTAACATCTTCTCTTTGTATTCTTCATCCCTGATCCTCGGAGAATTGAATATGATGACAAATCCTACAAGTATAGAGGTAACGAAGGTGATGAAAAAAGCCTTGGTGAAGCCTATTCTTCTTTCCTTACCAATACGGGCAGCGGCCAAACAAGCAAAGGTATGACTGATAATGAAGGTCCTGAATAGCAAGGAGAAGCTGTCTGCAAAGTAAGCAGTGAGAATAACAATTATGGCAAATATTATAGTGAGGGTAACAGCGTCTTTCCCTGCGGCGTTTTCGTTTTGCATGGTTGGTGAATTTGTGTCGCTAAAATAGCAGATATGTTTATAATAAAAAAAGGTATTTATCGTATCCCAGGTGCAACAATACAATCTGAACTAAGACCAAAAACAACGAATGATGCATTCATCAATTGAAGAGATATACAACCGTACACAGCGCATACCGGGAAGGGATGTTATTGCCCCGATCTCTTTGCTTGAAAATGCGATTACGAAAACTGCCAGGACTATCGGGCAGTTGCATACGTCGATCATCAGCTTGTCATCTGTGCTGCAGCTGGGGTCTTTTCAGGTCGACAATTCCTATGCAATAAAGCTATTCCCGGAATCAATTGATCCGTCTTATAAACCCGATAAGTATGAAAGACGAGGAGCCTCAAAACGCCTCCAGCAAACGGAACCAGAAGCAGCAGTACAAGTACTCTACGACATAAGCAAGCTGTTTGAAGGAGTTGGCTCGATCACCGAAACAATTGGAAATATCTACCCTAAGCTCGGCCAGCTGAAAAGGCCCCTGGAAGCTGCAAGTACGATAGCAAAAACCAGTGAAGCCACAGCGACAATTATGAATAGTGTGGAGAACGGTGCGGGGATAACCGAGGGCATTGTCGCTACGAGCGAACTGCTTTCGGGTGCCGCCTTGATCACTGAACTTGTCTCGGGGCCTGCGGGCTGGGCCCTTCTTGCAGGTACAATTGCCGTAGGCGCTATGAGCCATTATGTGGACCGGGAAGAAAAAGAACAGATAAGCAAACGGGAAGCGCAAGCGAGAGAAAATCAGATGAAGGCAACGATGGCGACCTTCAGCATGTCTTCGAAAGAAGCTCTTGAATACCGTGATCATGAGATAAATCACCTTGCAAACAGTGTAGCGCGGATAAAGTATGCTGACACGACCTGGAGCATTGACAATACGCTGCAACAGCAAATACTCAAAACGGAAGGCCGACATACATTTGAGGTATTTGTACCTCCCTCACTTGCTGCGTCTGACAATACCGGTGCAATGCTAAACATAAGACCCGGACTTGTGGATGCAAACGAAAACCTGCCCAAGCCACAGCAAAGCTACATGCAGCGAACGTTCCCAATATTGCAGAATTTCCTTTCTGCGGGATACAACGAAGGAAAAAAAGGATTTGAGTCGGAGGTAGTTGCGGCCACAGCAAAAGCAAGAATGTACGACCTGCATAATAAAACCGGGACTGTGCAAGATGTAAGATATGCGGCCAGGGAGGCCGCGCAGTTCCTGACAAGTTCTGCCAATGCTGGAAAGCCAGATCTCATTCCTTTTCCGGGGCGCTCTAATACGGCTCGCATCCCGGGAGGCGCTACGGGAAATGTTGTACATATCAACCTGAACAAATCCCTGATCGGTCAGTTTACTATTCAATGCAATTCGACCGACGATGGAATAAAAGAATTTAAACACAAAGTAGAAGAGGTGCTCCTGGAAATACTGGATAGCGCAAACACAATAATCTAATCATGGCAGAAATATCAATCAGCTTATCCGCTCTCTTTGAAAAGGCGTTCGGATACAAAACCAAGGCATTTGAGCCGAGGTTCGCACATGTTGTCGGAGATGGCGACAGCCAGTCGGGAAGGAAAGAACAGGGATCCGCTGGTTCTCCCTATTATGCCAACGATGCGCTGGGCACTGAATACTTTATGCCTGTAACCATCAGCTACCCTGACGTAAGTGCGCCTTCTAATCCCCCTCCGGGTGCAACAAGCACCAACAATTCCTTCTCCGCGCAAAAGAAATGGAACCTTCCGTATCCCGTTGTCTCTATAGAGAGCAGGAAAACAATTGTGGAAACGGCAATGACCGAGCGGAGAGGAACTGTAAAAGAACTCATCAACATCAAGGACTACGAGATAACCATCAAGGGGTTCTTAATAGCATCTACGCATGAGTTTCCCGAGCAGGACGTAACGACCCTTCGCAACATATACGAGCAAAACATGGCGCTATCGATCCAGTGCCCGCTGACAGACATTTTCCTGCTGCGGCCAGACAGGACCGGCAGCGACCAGGTGATCATTAGCGAGCTTAAATTCCCAGCCATCCAGGGAGTAAAGAATGTGAGACCTTATGAACTAAAATTACTGAGTGATGCTCCGTTTAACCTAATATCTATTCAATAATGTTTTTACTAAGCAGCGAGATCACGATTGGCAAATTCCGGTTTACGGGTGTGCATAGCATCGTTATAAAGCGGAGCGTTCACAGTATTGTAGAAACGGCAAGAATAACCGTGCCTGCTATAGCGGCAACAATAAAAAATGGGAAGGCTTCGATAGAACGGAGCAGTACTGCGAGCCAATTCAGCGTCGGAGATGCTGTGACCATCAGGCTCGGCTACAATGGTCGCTTGGAGACAGAGTTTGTAGGGTTCGTGAAACAACTGAACCTGAATATGCCACTCGAAATAGAATGTGAGGGATATAGCTATCTACTAAGAAACAACAAACCAACGATAACTACTACTAAGCAGGATATTAAAAGCCTGGCCGAGGCGGCGGTGGCCGACATAGCGAACGGGCAAAAAATAAGCGTGATCTGTGACGAGAGCTTTGAGTTGACAAATGTGGCGATCGACACGCCATCGGGTTTCGATCTGCTCAACTATATAAGCAAGCTTACAGACAACAATATATCCTGCTTTTTCATAGAACCAAGTACACTATGGTGCGGGCTATTGTATACAGCAGCAACAAAAGGCACTCTTGTAAATGATACAAAGAAAGCACAATACCGTCCGGGGTTCAATGCGCTTAAAAACCACACGCTCCGGACACACAATACTGAAATAGCTGCGGGCTCTGTAGAATACAACCGCAGAAATGCCGACGGCACAAAAAGCTCTTATGTGGCGACCACGGCTACGAATAATAAGTACAAACATGCCCTGACCCTGAACAATATCAAAAACGAGAAGGGTTTAAAGCTGCTTGCCGAAGAGAAAGTGCTGTGCAATAACTACCAGGGTTGTGAAGGAATAATAGAAGGACTCCTGCAGCCATATGTTGCCCCGGGTTATAAGGTATATATACAAGACAATGTGAGTCCTGCAATAAATGGCACATACCTCGCAGAAAGCACAGAAGTAAGATTCGGTGTAGATGGCGCCAGGAGGATTGTAGAACTGGGACCCAAAGTAAACTCATAAAATCATATCATGACTAAGAACAGTGCGAAAATACGATACGGCATTACTGCCCTTGCCTACAGACCCTACGAGATACTCAGCGGAACAGTAGTAGCGGGTAGTGTAAATATTGGGGCGAATACTATTAGCGTACAAACAAATTATAATGACATCCCGATAGAAGGAGTATTGCTCAATGCCATTGGTGATAGCGCTACCGGAATGGTGCTGGTACCCAAGGAAGACAGCGCTGTGATAATAGGGAGTATTGACGGGCCCGGACAATGGACACTGATCAATGCAAGTGAGCTTGAACAGGCGGTGATAAAGATTGGCGAGGTGACCTTCACCATGAAAGAAACGGGTATAAAAATGGCCCATGGCAATACCATCTTTGATATTGGGGAGCTTATCAAGATCAATACAGAAAGTGAGAGCCTGTTCGCTATCCTGAATGACCTGATCACGGCGATATCATTGCTGACTGTAACAACCTCTACCGGCCCCAGCAGCGTGCCGGTGAATGTTGCCTCATTTACTGCGCTGCTTAGCCGTCTAAGCAATCTTTTAAGTGCATAACATTTTCCAAAAAACTTACCTATGGCAAAACAAATGTTAGACATCGGGCTTGATGATAATGAAGACCTATACCTGGTTGCGGGTGACTTCCCTGTAACCGAAAGTACCGAACAGCACCAACGACAGCTGCTGCTCAACAACAAGGGCGACTACAAAGAAAACCCCACTGTATGTGTAGGTGCATTCTCCTACCTGGACGATGAGAACTACTGGGGCCTGATACGAGCAGTAAATGTTGAGTTCAGCAGGGACGGAATGGATGTACAAGATGTGGCCCTCACGCCTGAAGGCATAATAAAAAGTAATTCGGTGTACCAATAAGCCGATCCTGGTATAAAACAAACTTCTTCAAATGATCAAGAAAAACCGAACACTACCCAACCAAAGCCTGCTGGACATGATCCTGACAGAATACGGGACATTGGAAACAGGGATGGCAGTAGCTGCAGCAAACAATGTAGACATAAGCAATATACCATTGATGGGTGGCTTGAAGGAGATGCCCGTGGTGCCGGAAGAAAGCATTGATCTGGATAGTACTTTCTACCTCCGCAAGAACAATATATCGATAGGCACATTAGCATTGCCCAGTCTTGAATATTCTATCGTACTGAAACCGCGTCTGCATATTGTTCCCAATGCAGCAGGCGACCCTCATGTGCTCGGATACTACTCGTTCGACCTTATTGAGGCAGCAGGGTTCATTCATACCAACCCACTGGAAAACACATACCTCTCTGACAACAAGATCCACTATGAGACCGAGGAAAGATACCTTACCGGGGAACCGGATGAAACATCGCTGCCGGTTGCGATAACGCCAATGCCACTAATCTCGATACCATACAGGCCTGTATGGTCGGCAGGCTATGGTTATATGCTCGTTTGGAGCGACATAGAGGCCCCGGTTGTTACTGCTACCTACAGGGACATAGAGGGAAATGAAGCTTATTCTGCGCCATTGGTGGCGCTGGACAATATCACGATGGGCGTAGTAGAACTGTTCATGGGAGATATTGCTGTAGAGTTCGTTTCAGCAACATCAGCCTCCATCTCTCTGCGACTCACCCGATCGCACCCGCCCATATTCCTCGCAAATTTTGCGCACCATACTATGGAGTGGCTGGAGCAAGCGACTATGGGTACTCCCGACCCGCTTGACCCCTTGAACGCAAACAAAACGATCATCACTTTAGGCGCAGGGGCCCATATAGTGGGCCTTAAGACAACCTACTATTTTCCCAGTGGCACCCCGGCATATCCTTCCTCAGCTTTCACGATGGTGATACAGGTACAATAAAAACAAAACACCTACACAATGGCAAGAACAATAGCACAGATACAGCAGCAAATAATAGACACAAAGAATGCAGACCCTATCCTTAGTACTTATGTATGGAGTGACAGCCGGGTGGCGATATGGCGGCTATGGACGTATGTGGTAGCGGTATGCATCTGGACACTCGAAAGCCTTTTTGACTACCACAAAAGTGAAGTGGAAGGAATAATAGCGGCACAAAAACCACATACGCTGCAATGGTATGTAAGCAAGGCAAAACTGTTTCAGTATGGAATGACGCTGCCTCCTAACAGCGATAGTTATGCAGTCCCTTCTACCGACCCGCTTGTGGCAATCGTGAAGTATGCCGCTGCAGTGGAGCTGCCAAATATGATTCGCGTGAAGGTTGCAAAAGAAACGGGAGGAAGCCTCGCAAGCCTTTCGGCGCCCGAGCTGTCTGCATTCGCGGCTTATATGAACCGTATCAAGGATGCCGGGGTGCGGCTGCAGCCAACAAGCGATAACCCCGACAACCTGCAACTGGTCCTGACCATCTACTATGACCCGCTTGTGCTTACGAGTACTGGCGCGCGGATAGATGGCTCATCTACGACCCCTGTATTAACTGCTATCAACAACTTCCTGACCAGCCTTCCTTTCAATGGGGTCTTTGTATTGAACAACCTGATAGCGGCACTGCAGGCAGTAGACGGTGTGCGGATAGGGCAGGTGCTGAGCGCACAGGCCAACTATGCGGCTACGCCCTACGTCCCTATTCCTGTAAAGTATACGCCGGACTCAGGATACATGGCACTTGATGAAACGTATTTCTCTGCCAACATTACTTACGTTGCTTACGTTGCAGCATAGACTACTATCAGCACTTTTTAAAACTCTATCATGGCATTTTTCGACATCAACTACGACACGCTACGGAGCCAGCTATTGCCCGTGCGTTTGCGCAAAAGAAATATGAAGGCATGGTTACGGTGCCTTATCGTTCCGGTAAGGTGGTTGTACAACCAGTTTAAAATACAGCGTACTGCTACATTGTATTATCTCGCGCACAACAGCCAGGTGGTGTACCTGGAAGCCGTGCTGAATGATGTTTTTGACCCGGCGAGCCGTGGCATACATGTGGTGGATGGATTGTTTGAAGATCCGCTATTTACCTACCTGGTGCCGGAGTCGCGGCCTGTATGGCTTGGGCTGGCGAGTGAAGCAGGTAGTTCTGCATTTCCTGTTCCGCAGGTCTTGTATACCAGTGCTGAGACCTCTCTACTTGGCAATGCATTTGTTGTAAAAGTGCCTGCGGCATTGTCATTTGATCTTGACAGAATGAAGGCATTGATAAATAGATACAGGGTGGCCGGGAAAAATATTTACGGCGTGATCACTTACTAA